AGTGCCACGGCTCCCTCCTCTGCTGCTGTCCGGTGCCAGTCTGCTGCTGTCGCTTTTGCTGTTGGGCCGCGCTTGCTGGCGTGGTGTTTTGTGTCCCGCTTCCCTGCCCCACGCCAAAGGCCAAACCGCACACAGCACGGGCGCGATCTTCTCTGTGCGTACACGGGCGAAAGCAGATATGGGGGTGGGTCTTCCGAAATCGATACCGGGGCTTTAAGTCTCGTCATGTGTACCCCCTGTACTTTTCGCCGCTGACTCGCTCAAGGGGTCATTCAGCTAACTTTCTTCTCCGCGCATCATCAATCTATTGACTCGCGGCCTCTAATGTGGTACAATCGCGTCACATAGGGGGTCGAATGTCCAACAATCGTAAGCAGCGCAAGGAAAAGTTCATTGCAAAAATATCCGAACCGGAGACATTCGAGGATATTTGCGACACCATATCTGATGGCGGCACATTATCCGATATCGCCCGTGAGATGGGTGCCAATTTCCGTTGGTTATATTCATGGATAAATGACCCTGAATTCCCAGAGCGCAGCGAGGCATATGTGGTTGCGGAAAACGCTCGTGATGCCCTTGCCAAGGAAGACGTAATAGGGCAAATACATCGTTTAAGCAACATGGATATTCGTGAGGCGTTTGGTGAAAATGGAAACTTGTTGCCAATAGGTAAAATACCCGTGCACATAGCCAAGGGGATAGCATCAATTGACACCACGATCGACGATAGGGGTGTCGAGACCAAGAAGCTGAGATTTGTAGACCGTGGGCAAATGCTCGCGTTAGGTGGCAGAAGGCAGCGCTTGTTTGTTGATAAGGTCGAAATGACCGGCCAAATGTCACTTGAACAGGCTGTCATGGAATCGGTGAAGCCGCGTGAGTGAATAATATGGATAACGACAGCCCCGACACATACTTCACTAATCTTGTAATGCGTCTTGCAGACACCCCTGTAAGTACGCGATATTTTGGTAAGGTATGTGTTAAGCACCCGAAGCTGGGGGGTGAACGCCTAAAATCCACTTACGCTTGTGTAACTTGCAGTAGGGAGAGAGTTAGGACGCGGGAAAAAGCGAACCCAGAAAAGTCAAAGTCAAGGCAGAAAGTATGGAGGAGGGCCAACCCCGGCGCTAATAACGCAACCGGAGCCAGACGTAGGGCGGCAAAGCTCCAAGCAACCCCGGCTTGGGCCAATCCCTTCTTTATTGGGGAAGCTTATGATCTGGCTCAATTACGCCAGAAGATGCTCGGCGGCAGGTGGCACGTAGATCATGTAGTGCCTTTGGTATCCGACATCGTTTGTGGCTTACATGTTGAGTTCAACTTGCAGGTGATTCCCGGCTCAGAGAATGAATTAAAGGGTAATCGTCACTGGCCGGATATGCCATGAATAACGAACCCACATCAAAAAGCTTGGCGCCCGCAAATATGGCATCCACTTTGCGCCGTTGGCGTGAAGACCCTATTGCTTTTGTTCGCGAAAATTTTGGTGTTGAACCCGACAGCTTCCAACTAGATGTGTTGGCTAATTTTCCACACAAGAACCGCATAGCTATGAAAGCGTGCAAGGGACCCGGTAAAACCGCAGTGATGTCTTGGTTAATTTGGAACTTTCTGGCCACCCGCCCGCACCCGAAAATCGCCTGTTGTGCTATTACTGGGGATAACTTAGCGGATAACTTATGGCCCGAACTGGCTAAATGGCAAAATAAGTCACCCTTCTTGAAGCAAGCGTTTGAATGGACGAAAACCCGGATATTTGCGAAGGCACATCCGGAGACTTGGTGGGCAAGTGCAAGAACATTCAGTAAATCCGCCGACTCTACCCAACAGGCCGATACACTTGCCGGACTACATGCTGATTATTTACTGTTCGTATTGGATGAGTCCGGAGGCATTCCTGATAGCGTCATGGCGGCTGCCGAAGGAGGTTTATCAACGGGAATCGAAACCAAAATAGTTCAGGCCGGTAATCCGACACATTTGGAAGGCCCATTATATAGAGCCTGTACCACGGAAAGGCATTTGTGGCACGTGGTTACTATTACTGGCGACCCCGATGACCCACTTAGGAGTACACGGGTAAGTGTGCAGTGGGCCAGAGAGCAAATTGAGAAATATGGGAAAGATAATGCTTGGGTAAGTGTGAATGTGATGGGGCAGTTCCCACCATCGTCGATTAACGCGCTGCTTGGCCCGGACGACATGCAAAAGGCCATGGCCAGAAAGATTGAGTTCCAAGATTACAATTTTGCAGCCAAAGTGCTGGGCGTGGATGTCGCGAGGTTCGGTGATGATAGGACGGTTATTTACCCACGTCAAGGGCTATACGCTGGTGATCACCCGATTATTCTCAGAAATGCTAACACAGATGAGATTGCGGGACAGGTTGCACGAAAGTTTGATGATTGGGAAGCAGATCACGTTTTTATTGACGATACTGGTGGTTGGGGTGCTGGTACTATTGATGCCCTTATCAGGCTTGGTTATCCTGTTACTCCTGTCAATTCTTCGTCCAAAGCTTTCAACCCCCGATATATGAACAAGCGGGCGGAAATGCACTTCGAAGGTGCCGAATGGGTTAAAAAGGGCGGCTCACTGCCCGACATAACCGAATTGGTGCGTGAGGCAACCGCTGCAACGTATTTTTTCAACGCCGGGCGATTACAGGTGATTGAGAAAGATATGATCAAGAAGGTTATAGGGTGTTCGCCCGACCTTTGGGATGCGTTTTTACTGACTTTTGCATCACCCGTAGCATCGGTATCGGTATCGGACAGACTTGCAGCACTGGCCGGTGTTTCCAATAAAGCACTGAAAGCGGAGTATGACCCGTTCAGTGAAGATAGAATCAATAAGTAGGGGGATATATGAGCTTCTGGAGCGATGTAGGTGATGCGGTATACGACCAAAGTAGGGCCTTGATGGGCGGCGGGCTTAAGGGCGCGTGGGAATACAACTCCGACCAAGTTAAAAAGGCTTGGGACGAAGTAACCAATTGGGCCACCGACCGCAAGAAGAAAGAGGAGGAAGTCAAGAAGAAAGAGGAGGAGGCCGCCCGCTTGGAAAATGAGCGCAACGCACGCGCCCAAAAGGCGCTCGATGAAGTACCAACCTCCGCGAAAGATACCAGAGGGCAAATCGGCAGTTTATCGCGGAAAAGGGGCCGGGCATCAACCCTGCTCACTGGCCCCGGTGGCGCTGGCGGAACCCTTGGGGGTGCCGGTAGCCGCAAAACTCTGCTTGGTTCCTAATCATGGCCGAAACTAAACGTGATAGGATAAGCACGATGCGCTCCGCGATGGATACGGAGCGCTCTTCATTTATCTACCATTACCGAGATTTGGCCGACCATGTATTGCCGCGCCGCATTCGATTGACGTATGCTGATGTCAACAAGGGTGACAAGCGCAACGGAAAAATCATTGACTCTACGGCCACTTTGGCTGCCAGAACCATGAAATCCGGGATGATGGCTGGAATAACTTCACCCGCTCGACCATGGGTGCGAATGATTTCCCCAGACCCAGAACTAAACGACCGCCCAGATGTCAGGGCTTGGTTGCACACTGTAACCGAACGCATCCATGCCGTGTTGTTGCGCTCGAATCTATACAATGCGTTGCCGTCTGTGTATGGTGATCAAGGCGTGTTCGGCACGGCTTCATTAGCGATGATGGAAGACCCACAAGACGTTATGCGGTTTCAAACATCGCCAGTTGGCTCGTACATGATTGCCACCAACGAACGTGGGGTTGTCGATACTCACTTGCGTGACATTCCAATGACTGTCAGGCAAGTAGTTAGAAGATTCGTTAACATGAAGGAATCCAACGAGAACAAGCGCTGGGCAAATGTTTCTCAAGCCGTGAGAAACTTGTACAATTCCGGCAATCTGGACTCGTTTGTGCATGTGTGTCATGTAGTTTACGCAAATTCCGACTTTGATAGCGCAATATTCGGGCCAACGAGCAAGAAATACACGTCAATATACTATGAAGTCGGGTCAAACGATGCCGACAAATACTTAAGTGAATCTGGTTTTCATGACTTCCCGTTCGCTGTGCCGCGCTGGGATGTTACTGCGGAAGACGTATATGGCACCTCCTGCCCCGGCATGGATGCCTTGGGCGACATCAAAGCCCTGCAATTGATGCAACGCCGCAAAGCGGAGGCTATCGAGAAGATGGTGCGCCCCCCGATGGTTGGCCCATCCTCATTGCGGACCGCCCAAGCGTCTATTTTGCCCGGCGACATAACCTTTATAGATGTGCGTGAGGGGCAACAACAATTCAAGCCACTATACCAAGTGACTCCGCAGATCAAAGAATTGGGCGGGGACATCAAGGAACACCAAGCCCGTATATCCCGCGCATTCTATGAAGACCTTTTCCTGATGCTGGCACAATCCGACAGGCGCGAAATAACGGCCCGTGAGATTGATGAGAGGCATGAAGAAAAATTGCTGATGCTTGGCCCAACCCTTGAGCGTGAGAACGATGAATTGCTTGACCGTCTGATCGGTAGGGTGTTTAATGTGATGGACAGAAGGGGGATGATACCACCCGCACCAGAAGCCCTACAAAATTCCCCGATCAAGGCGGAATACATTTCGATAATGGCCCAAGCCCAGAAAATGGTGGCCATGGCTGGGTTGGAGCGTTTCGCGACGTTTGTTACTAATATGTCGCAGGCTTTCCCCGACACACTGGATAAGATAAACAGTGACAATCTGGTTGGTGAATACGCTGATATGACGGGGGTAACACCAAGGGTTCTGCGTTCCGATGATGAAGCCGCATCCATAAGGCAGGGCAGGGCGGATGCTCTACAGAAGCAAGCGGAAGCTGAACAACAGTCGCAATCGGCGCAGGCAGCCAGAGATTTCTCACAAGCCGACATGTCGAAAGATAACGCGTTAACCAGATTGATGAACACACCACAGGGGGCATAAAATGATTAGTATGATGAAAAAATCCGCGATGGTTAATATGAAGGAGGCCGAAGCACCAGTGAATGCCACTGCGATGGGACCGGAATACCCATACGGGTTGCGCATATCACTTGATAAAGATGATATGGAAAAGCTCGGTATCAAGGAATTGCCGGAAATGTACACATGCTACATGATCATGGCAGCGGGTTGTGTTGTGTCCGTGGAAGACAGCGCCGGGCAAGATGGTGAGCGTAAGCAGTGCACCCTGCAGATCATGAACATGATGCTACACGCCGAACCATCCGAAGGAAAACCGGGAGAGCCAATGGGCAAAGCGGAGAAATTATACAATGGCAAACAATGAGAAACCGTTTGTGAAAAACGCGGCAGACCCCGAACAGGTGAAAGCTGC